AACGTAATAAAAAAATGACACCTCAAGAACTAGGTATGGATGAAAAATTTGAAGATAGTCCTATGGGATTATGGGAATGTAACAATGATGTTGGTAAAGTTATAACTGTTCCAACATCTGCTAGTGCCATAAGATCAAACGTAGGATCAAGTCTTGCTGACGTATCGGATCGTAATGTAAATAATCATTCTAGATACGAAAAAAGAAAAGAAAGTTTAAAAAGAAAGTTAAGTTATCCACAGGCGAAAACCATATAGTAAAACTTTTCTCGATAATTACATTATAAAGTAAAACGGATTTAAATAGTTATTTTAATCCGGAACTAACCACAGAGTAAAACTTTACGTAAACTTTTTAAATTAAAAGAGCCAATCGAGGAGACGATTGGCTCTTAAATGTGTAGCATAATAGTGTGAGAAAACACTATGGAGTAAATGTCTTACTCAAAATATTAATAATCCCCCCCAAACTAATAGTCAACTGTTTCCCCAAAATTTATAAAATTTTTCTACGTGACGGCATATAAAATCAAAGTTGCCCTCAATCTCAATCCAACTACTTTCCCATTTCGTGATTTCTTTATCGTTAATAATTTTTTTTAGAATTGTGTCTGCTGTTTTGTTGCCAGTATCTTTTACGTATGAGAAACAATCCAAAACTTTTCTTCTTAAAATAATACTATTGTCACTAGAGCCATCGTATCTAGATGTAATTCTAGGATTATAATTAGATGCCTTAACACCTACAAAACCAGCCTTACAAAAGTCAGAGTAAAATCTATCTAATATTTTATAATTATCTAATGATATACTATCATGCATCAACAACTTATCTAAGCAAGTTTGATCTAAAATCTTAATCCTTGCCTTGTTAGTATTGCCAATAAACTCTGCTTTAGCAGTATGCTGTCCACAGTATACACCTATCCCATTCTCTTTTTTTTCACTTTTTTTAGAAATCGATGTCTTTATATTCTTGTGGTTCATAATAGTTTTTTAATGTTTTTTGCTTTGGTTTAGGTTTTAACATACTTGATGCCTCTGATATGGCAACGTATCTAGATGTTATCTTATCATATTCTATTTCACAATCCCCAATAGCACCAACCCACGAAAATCTACATTTCCAAATTAATATTTGACTAACATTACTTTCTGATGGCTTTGGTCTATGAACAGTTAATCCAACATCTGATTTACTAAAGAAACTTGCAGATCCGGCTATGTCATATCCTTTTGGTGGTGGTACTGTTCCATCGTCTCTTCTCATCATTTTGGTAGGATGGGCAACAAACCAAATATGTATTCCATGTGCTTGAGCAAAAACTCTTAACTTAGTGAGCATATCAGAAATCCAATCTGTTTCTGATGTTGTTAAGTCTTTTGCTATATAGTTGTAGGGATCTATTACACAGCCTCTTATTCCAAATCTTAATACAGCAGTTTTTAATCTTTCTAAAATGCTGTCCAACGTGGATAGAGATCCATCTGCTTGATACAAAAAACAAAAATTTTCAGAAACAAACTTTTTTCCTATTTCTAAATCGTGTGTAGAAATTCTTGGTGTCATGCCACTAAAAAAAGGTTTACCAATATATTTACTTATCAACTTTGCTATGTGTATTCTTGGCTCATTCTCGAAAGAACAAACACCAAATTTCCATCCCTTTTCTTTTGCAATGTTTATCATTATCTGATCAACAAATTCTGATTTACCGGATGATGGATGACCGGTCACTACTGTTAATTGCCCCTCTACAATCGTGTACAACTCATCTACATCCTTGTAGCCGGTACTAACCCCACTACCTACACCATTCTCATAAATCTCATCAACTTGCTCATAAAAATGATTGGCATCATAAAGACCTGAAACCGGATAGGGTATAGGATTATTTATTATTTCTTTTAATTTTTCTTTGCCATGTTTGATTAATATTTCGTTGGCATCTTTACAATCCTTTGGATAAACTATCTTAAAACATTTATCCTTACCAATTCTTCTAGCAATCTCTTCTTCCATAGCTTGACCGGCTTGGTCATTATCCATAGCTATAATTACTTTTTTACACGTATCTAGCTTTTCTTTTGAGTTCCAAATAAATTTAAATTTGTTATCTTCTCTTGGATCTATTTTTCCATCAATAACTTTCATAACAGCACCATGAGGTATTGATATACTGTTATTAAGTCCTATCTCAATAAACGAGAGGCAATCCATTTCCCCCTCGCAAATAATTATTTCTTCTTCTTTATCTAAGTTATCTATATTGTAAAACTTAGATGCCTTACCAAAACTAGAAAACCCTTTATCCGGAAAAGATCTTACCTTTGCAAATTGATACAGTCCTTTTTGATTTTGATATGGAAAAACCAAACACGTTGTATCTTTTTTTACTGATCCTATGTATTGCCTAGTAAATTTTACACCGGCTTTGTCTGCTGTGTCTTTTGATATTCCTCTGCTTAAAAGATATTGTAAACTGCCATTATTCTCTTCAATGTCGTACCAATTACTTGTCATCCTCTCACTAATTTTTACAACATTGTCCTCTTCCATTGGCTGTCTCCTCATACTTTTATTATCATCGTTAAACTTAACACCACCATCTTCCCCACAATGCCAACAATAATACATAACAACATCGTTGCTAATTTTTAGCGACAATGTTTTTTGGTCTTTCTTTTTTCTTGTATGGGAACAGAAAGGGCATATTGCCTTATGTTGCCCATCTCCTAATTTCAAGGCAACACTTCTAATTGAGTGTTTAATCTCCATATTAATCTCCTAGCTACACAACTAATAGATATTTTAAAAAAAACAAATCGTCAACAAATAATATTTATAAATATTCTATAGAAGTTTATATATGTAAGTTATATATATATTATATATTTATATATATTACATAACACACGATCTGTTTTGAATTACTTTTCTTAATCTTTCTCCTAGATATCTAGCAACAACTGATTTGCTATTTAGTATCTCTTTAATCATTTTAGACAGCCTTTCAGAATTGAGAGTAGCTAAGTCACAAACATTGCTAAAGTCATCTGACATTATCCATTCTGCGACTGCTAATTTTTCTTTTGTAGAACCTAAATATGCATCAGAAATCGCTTGGCAAATCACGTGTTTCCAAAGGCGAGACTCTGATGTGAGTTCGTGGTGTGTCTCTGTCCAAACCCCAATAAACAATTTTTTCTTTGACTTGTCTGTCGTTAGCATAAATCTTTCCTTGCATACAATCCAAGATAACACTTTCGTCTAAGTCCGGTCTCCTTGATGCATAGTATATAATTAACTCTACTTTTACATCATTTTCAATAAGATTTTTTAAAGTTGGACATTGTTGTGCAAAATTTTTTTCATAATTTCTAGCTTTTTCAGATTTTATAACAGCCATTCTTTTCCCAAATTTGACTATTCTTCTAGAGTTTGCTTTGGATGCCGGTTCTCCATAAACTATAAATTTAAAACTTTTATTTATTTCTATTGACATTATTTGACCTATATATATATTTTAAAATAGCATAATAGGAGAATGACATGAAGATTACCAACAAGTTTGGTATGCCACAACCATTTGTGGATTTTGCCATAAACGATAAATACAGTAAAGGAAAAGCAGACATATCTGTCACATCTTTGATAGATAGTCCTAGAGTTAGGATTATGAAAGATGTTTATAACGATGACATTGAAGTTGATGCTGTCGATATGGTTTGGGCATTATTTGGTACTGCTGTACACTCTGTGTTAGAAAGTTCAAACACATACACAAGGATAGGGCATCCATCAGATAAAATTATTAACGAAGAAAGATTATACACAAAATTAAATGGTTGGGTTCTGTCCGGTGCAGTCGATAGACAAGAAATACAGAATGATATTCTTTCTATAGTCGATTATAAAGTTACCTCAGTTTGGTCTGTGATATATGGGAAATCTGAATGGGAAAAGCAATTAAATTGTTATGCTTATCTTTGCAGACAAAAAAACAAATCAAGCAATATCAAGTTAGGCAGTTTAAAAATATGTGCAATCTTGAGAGATTGGAACAGAAGAGATTCTGAAAGAAAAGAAAATTATCCACAAGCACCAATCGTTTTTGTGGATATTCCTATTTGGGATGATGATGTTATTGATAAGTATATCTCTGATAGAATTTCTATGCATCAAGAGGCTCAAGTCAATTATGATTTAAATAAAGACTTATCTTTATGCTCAAACGAAGAAATGTGGAAAAAAGATGATGCTTGGGCAGTAAAGAAAAAAGGTCAGAAAAGGGCATTGAGAGTTTTGGATAGTGAGGAAGAGGCTATCAAATACATGAAATGGCATAATGAAACTGACAAAGCATACGTCAAGAAAACAGATTTAGAATTAGAGTTTCGTGGTGGCGAGTACACACGATGTGGCAACTACTGTTCAGTTGCTGAATTTTGTAACCAATATAAGGAAAGACTGATATGACAGACAAAATAAAGATACCTAAAAGGGTAGTGAGAAAGATTAAGAAGAGTGGTTTAGTTAAACTTAAACCAAGTATAACTAGCACAAGACCAAAAGATAGGTCTTTAATAGCAGAGCATATTGCAGAGGCTACTAGCAAAGGAAAGCCACAAGATGTTTTTTTCATTTGTAGAATTTATATTAATATTAGAGATAGGATAAGAGATTGGCTAAAGCAATGAGTGAAAAAATTGATTTGTGTTATTTGCCCACAAATAAATTGTGCAAGATTAATGATGTTTTGGATGAAAGTTTTTTCCCAAAAGAAAAAGATAATATCATAACTCAAGAATTAATAACTTATGAGAAAATAAAAAATGGTATTAAAAAAACTACATTCCAAAGAAACTTTTTAAAGAAAAGTCATTACGACAGCACAAGAACAGAAATATTATCTGTGGATTAGGTTATGGATATTCTTGAAAAAAAAAGAGGAACTTATCTTGGTTTTTTTAAAGAGGGAATTATTGATGCTTTCCTTAAAAAACATTTATATGAAGATAAAAAGAGTTCTCATTATTACAAGTTAGGATATCAATTTGGATTGTGTTTAGAAAATTTAATAAAAGAGAAAGAGGTAGAAAATGAAAGATGAAGTACCGGATAAGGTTAAAGAAACCTTAAAAGAAATAGGCATGACACCAAATCAAGCCGGTTGGAATTGTCATGGAACTTATGTTCTTTTGCACAAGGCATTGGAAAAAGTTGCTGTGCATAAAAAAATTGTGTTTAGTCAGCCTAGTATTTTGGAATGTAATTCTGAAAAGAAAGTGGTCAGTTTATTGGTCACCGGTAACATGGGAGACAAATCAGAATGGTCTATTGGAGAGGCATCTCCCTCTAATAATAAAAATAGTTATCCATATGCTATGGCTGAAAAGAGAGCCAAAGATCGTGTGATATTAAAGCTAGTAGGACTTCATGGAGATGTATATGCAGAAGATGAGGCAGATGCATTTAAAGAAGAAAGACCTAGTGATATCATAGGTGGCACTATGGATAATGGATCTAAGCAAACAAAAGAAGATCCACCAAAGAACGATCCACCTAAAGAAGAAAAAACTGTGGATATTAAAGATGCACGATCAGATAAAGTTGAGAGTGTACCGGTAAAAGAGGGAGTTGATATTATTAAGACAGTTTTCATGACCTTTATGCCGGATGACGATATTGAGGCTTTGCGAAGATTTAAGAATATAAATGCAGATGCTTTGATGACGTTGAAAGAGTTGGATGCAAAAGCATTTGGCGAAGTATCAACAGCCTTTATTAAAAAGGCAGATAAAATCAAATCCAAAGAAATAGGAGAGTAAAATGGAAAATGATTACCCACCAAGTGGCACATTATTTATGTCAAAGAATAAGAGATCAGAAAGATCTCCGGACTACACCGGTCAGTTTGAAATAAATCATGAGGTAGTAGAAGATTTAGCCAAGCAAATGAAAAATGGTGTCAAGAAACCTATATTCAGTATGGTTGGTTGGAAAAAGTACAGCGATAAAACCGGTACATCTTTTTTATCTTTAAGAGGTAACGTGTACGAACCACCGGTTAAAAGAGATAACGAAATACCAAAAGAGGTAATTAAATCAATAGATGAAATTGATGAAATAAAATTCTAAAGGAGATTTAAATGGAAGAAACCAAAGCAAATACAGATGCATTAGGTGTTCCTAATGTAAACTTTGAGGCTGTCAAAACATCAATGATGCAAGACAAGAATGGAACTAACATAAGGCTAACAATACATCCTAACGATGTTCCACCACAACTACATAAAGATTGGGTGGGATCTAGGTACATGGTTGTCATGGTAAAAATAAATGAAGATGGCACTCCGGAAAAAGGAGATAATGATGCCACGAAAGAAATCTAAAGAAGAAATCCTTGAAAATGCTGAATACGTAACTCTTGATGGTTTGTCCAATATGCTTATGGTCTCAAAACAATCAATATACAAAATTGTAAATACAGAGGAACGTAACTTTCCCAAGCCTTTCCCTTTGATGAAATCAGAGAAGAGAGAAAAGAATATTTGGAGTAAATCAGAGGTTAAGGATTGGCTAGAAGAACAGCGAAACCAAAAAGTTACGTAAAGTTATGGCTAGGGTAAAGTACGAATCCAAAGATAACCTAGACAATGAAAAAAATGTTTTAAGACATATGTCAGATAAATGGGATATGTCTTATTCAAAGTTACCTTTAACTTATAAGTTAGATTACGTCATGTATAGAAGCGATAAGCTATTAGGTTTTGCTGAAGTAAAATGCAGACTTAATTCTATACATGACTTTTCAACTTATATAATATCTTTATCTAAGGTCATGAAAGCCAGAAGGTTAGCATCCGTGACCGGAACTAAATCAGTTTTATTTGTAAGTTGGTCAGACGCAACCGGATGGATAGATTTCTTTTCAGACTTTGAGGTAAAGCAAGGTGGTAGATCTGATAGAGGCGATTGGCAAGATCAAGAGCCGGTATGCCACTTTGATATAAAAGATTTTAAAATAATTGCACACTCTGATTTATCGGCAGCGAACTAAAAGGAGAGACCAATGAAATTATACGATGAATATAAAGAAGCATTTATAGGAACTACTATAAGTGCTTTCAGTAGAAATCAAGTGGCATTATATGATTATGATAAGTGCATAATGATATTGATGCATGACAATAAATGGAGTGAGGAAGAGGCTTTGGAGTGGTTTGACTTTAATACCATTGGTGCATGGGTTGGCGATGACACTCCAATATTTATCAATCAACATAAGATTAGCGATATAAAGGAGTATTTAGATGAAGAATGACAAGGTTAATAAACCTAATCATTACAGAAAAGGTAAGGTAGAATGTATCGATGCAATTAAATCTGCATGCGAAAATGGATACGAATACTATTTACAAGGAAATATTATTAAGTATGTTTGGAGATACAGGCATAAGAATGGGTTAGAAGATCTTCAAAAAGCAGAATGGTATCTCAAAGAATTAATAAAAGTAAAAAGTAAAAAATAAAGCTGTCTTTCCCGCACCGGGGTCTAGTTGAACGATACTAAAACTTTACGTAAACTTTTTGTCCATGCCCCTTATTCATAATCATCCAACTACTATCATGCAGTCTTTCGTATTCCTACACTTCTCATCAACAGAATACCTTTCTTCATAATCTCTTGTATTCTTTCAGTTCTTAACTTTATTAGTTTTGTTCTAACGTCATCCGGTATTCTAAGGTTTCTTTCTAACTCTCTGATTTGCCTCAGTAATCTGTTTCTAGCATTGTCTAGAGCCTTAAATCTGCCATACACCTTTATCTCGTCATCGTATCTAGACATCAAGTTACGTATATTTTGTGGCTCACCTCGTCTTCTAGCTAAATCTATTCTAGCAAATATCGTAAATAGCTCTTTTCTCTTTTCTAAATAATTAGATGTATCTATTCTCTCAGACGGCTGAGTAATAACCTTTCTGACAAATGGTATTTTGTATGCATTAATCTCGCTAAAGTCTCCGGTGGCTATGGCTGGTATAACTTCAGCAACAAGATTTGCCGATCTTCCAATAAAAGCACCTGCACCACCTATAACATACTCGTAAAAATATTCTAATGTATCCGGAGAAACGTCTATTAATCCACTTTCTACTTCGTCTCCAAAAGTTAAGTCATTTATAGTTTGTGCAATAAACTTAGATACCGGACCAGTAGTACCCCAATGAGTATATGCATCTGCACCTGACCTTGAAGCGTACATAGGCGTTTCTTTGTATATAGGATCATTTCTATAATTTTTATTTAACATCATCTCTGCTAATGGTTTTCCTGCAGTAGGAACAATATAAGACTCAAAATTTTCTATTGCACCAAATGGGGACAAAGTTTCCATAGTAGTACCAAAAATACTGTCTGACATTTGTCCAAAAGTATATTCGCCTCGTGTATAGCGACTTAAAGCTCTACCTAAATTGAATGGCATATTAAGTCCATAAGCCAATGGTATTGTAGTGAACTTTTCTTCAGAAAGACCAAAGTTACCAAAAACTAAATTATGCTCTAATGTATAATCTTGTAATTTATCATAAGGATTTTGTTCATCTTCATCTTCAGGGTCTCTAAAGAAAGCCATTAATTGATCTTGCAATATGCCATAAACTATTAAGCTACCTAATAATTTTCTAACCTTAGACGACTTATAAGCCGCATTGAATATAGCCATGCTTCCTTGTAAAGATGCATTATAAAATAAATATAAAGAATTCATAAAAACTTTATCTTCACCACCTTTAGCAAAGTTTACTGTAACGTTCCTAGCTGCTTCAGCAGCCCTAGCATCAGTGAATCCTCTTTTCTTTAAATTAGTGAATGTTGCTAAACGAACACCATTTTCAATCATTGTGTTATAATCATCTAAAAACTTTAATAGACTTTGGCCACCTTTAAAAAAGAAATTTTTTCTATTTAAACCTAATGATGTCGTATCACTAATTTTAGTTAATAAGTCATTCATGTTGTTCATCTGGTCTTCTACTGTACCCATTTGGTTAGTAGCGTTTTTACCACCTGCTTTAACAAATTTTTTATATTCTTCTGACCAAAAGCTAGTGTCATCAGTTGTTCTTAATACTTTTCTTATTCCGTTAATCGCACTGCCAACATCTCTTAGTATTTCCTTTGTAACACCTTCTGCATCATGCTGTTGTATATTTACTAATGCTGTTTCTAAGTCTTTTGCAAAGTTAGGAATAACGAATGCTGGATTATAAGTAGTGCTAATGTTTGATAAAAATCTATTTAACTTAGCTAATGTACGAATGATTGGAATATGTTGTTTAGGCTCATAGTGGCTCTTGAACGCTCTGGCTAGACTCTCTTTGTAAAAGTTTACGTAAACTTGTTCTCCATTTTCTTTTACAACCAACTGATAAGGATCATTAACATCTTGAACATCTGTTATTTCAGCAAAGTTTTGTTGTAAGTCAGCAGCTAATGCATCGTTTGTAGCCAAACTTCCATCTGATTGTTCTTCTTGACCTCTTAATAATCTCAATAAGTCTTGACCGGCTCCATTTCTTTCAGCTCTATCAATAGCTCTTACATTTTGTGAAATAGTTGATGCTAGAAGGTTCTCTGCATACTTAGGGCCACGACCACGAGCGGCTTTATCTTCTTTTCCTAATGCCCCAAAATAATTAACAGTTCTTCTTTTAGAGTTTTTATCGTCATCTTTAAATTCTTGATCTGTATCTAAATCACCACGTAAAGGCACATAGTGTTGAAACCTTGTTCTTCCATCATATTCTTCTTGTGTTATTAAACCATTTTCAAACCTAATGTTATTAGTGCTTTCTATAATTCTTTTTACATATCCATCTACACTTTTAATTACATTCTTATCTGCATCAGACAATCCATCAACCCAATCAAGTATAGCATTGGATTCCGCTTCTGACATACCAGAACCTAATCCTCTTTTATGCTTAGCTTGTATTTGTAAGTTTCTTTCTTTGGCATGCATAGCGTATAAATAAGCATCTATAACAGCAATTCTTTGATCTGGAGCAACTTCAATTGCCTTCCTAACAAAACCACCATCTTGTATATCTAGAGAAGCACTAGTAGATAGCCTTTCTAGTTCATTTATTTGATCTTCTGTGAAATTAAGTTTTCCTATTTCTTCTAACATTGGTTTAACAATAGTTGTTTCTTGATCTACTATATTAGAACCAATAATACCTGATGAATTTAACTCTCTAAGATAAGGGTCCATAGCATCTGCTATAGTATAACCTTTTTGTCTTAACTCATCCATCATTGAGCCTACAGGTTGGAATGAGTCTTGATACTTTTGTACTATTTTTTGAGCAGCTTGCGCCCTTGTGTTGCCTCTTAATAAAAACTTAGGTGCTATTTTAAGAGCTTTGGCAATCAAACCTGATAAATTATCGTATCTTATGTTCTGCTGCGCGGCAGCTATGTCACGATCATTAATAACTTGTTGTTGCTGTCTATCACTAAAAGGTGTTGCTCTTATTCTTGATCTTCTAGTCGAAGGCTCTCCGGCAACTGTTCCTCCAACTCCGCTGTCATCTCTGGTATTCCTTCCGGGTACATAAGGTCTAGATAACTCTCTCTCGTAACTGGAATTTCCACTGAATTCAGGTATTGTATCAATGGGTCTTGCCCAACTTGGTTCCGTAAATCCTGCTGGCGTTGCATTTATAATCTCCTCTCTTGTTTCATCTAATGTTAAACCA